ATGATTTTATAAATTTAGACAATAATGGAAAGGATGATTAGAATGGAAAATTTAAATGGAACTAGAGTAACAGTAAGAGGGAGATTAAGCTATGTGCACGTATTTAAACCGCATGCGGCTACACCAGGGGCAGAGGAGAAATTCAGTACAACGATTCTTGTGCCAAAAACTGATGTGGAAACAAAACAGAAAATAGATGCAGCAATAAAAGCCGCTACAGAGTTAGGAGTATCCGAAAAATGGAATGGAGTAAAACCTCCAACAGTGCCGAACCCTATTTGGGACGGAGATGGCGTAAAACAAAATGGTGAACAGTTTGGGCCTGAGTGTAAAGGGCACTGGGTTTTTACAGCCTCTGCAAAAGCTGACTATCCACCACAGGTGGTTGACAGAAGGGTACAGCCTATACTAGATCAGAGCGAAATTTACAGCGGGTGTTATGCAAATGTGGCAGTTAATTTCTTCCCTTATCTTTTTGCAGGAAAGAAAGGGATAGGCGCAGGATTGGGGAACATCCAAAAAATTAAGGATGGAGAGAGTCTTGCAGGTACAAGAACTGCCGAACAGGATTTTGCTGTTGTCGATGATGAAGATGACGCTTTATATTAATAGAAATTTAGATAATCACGTGGGTTTATCCTGCGTGGTTATTTCAAACTAAGGAAGGATAAAAATCAGATGGATGTATTAAACATAGATATCGAAACGTTTAGTAGTGTGGATATAGCAAAAGCGGGGCTTTATAAATATGCTCAGAGTGATGATTTTGAAATCCTTCTTTTTGCTTATTCGCTAAACGGTTCTGATGTGAAAGTTGTAGATCTGGCTCAAGGGGAAAAAATCCCAGTTGAAATAATTGAAAGATTAAACGATGGGAAAACTCTGCTGCGTGCATACAATGCTGCATTTGAGTGGAGTTGCCTTAATCAGGCTGGATATCCAACATCATTAAATCAGTGGGAGTGTACAATGATTCACGGCTATTATGCAGGCTATCCTGGCGGACTGGGAAAAGTTGGTAAGGCACTAGGATTTAAGGACGATAAGAAAAAATCAGCAACAGGGAAGGCTCTTATAAAATACTTCAGTGTCCCCTGCAAGCCTTCAAAGAGAAATGGCGAGAGAACTAGAAATATGCCCCACCACGAACCTGAAAAATGGCAACTGTATATCGAATATAACAGGCAGGATGTTGTGGCAGAAATGGCAATTGCCGACAAACTGAGAAGCGTCGTTGTTCCTGAATTTGAATGGGATTTGTGGAGAACCGACATAAGAATGAATGCTAATGGAATCAAGATTGATACGGAACTTGTTGATAGTGCCTTGTATGTAAGTGATACCTGGAATGATCATTTAATGGAAACTGCAAGACTGATAACAAAACTCGAAAACCCAAACAGTACGGCTCAATTGTCAAAATGGTTAAAAGAAAATGGTGTAGAAGTAGAAAACTTGCAAAAAGCAACTGTGAAAAAACTGATTGACGAGACTTCAGGGAATGTGAAGAAAGTGCTTGAGATAAGGCAGGAGCTTAGCAAGACAAGTACTAAAAAATATGTGGCAATGAGAGAAGCGCTTGGAAACGACGGAAGAGTAAGAGGGCTTTTGCAGTTCTACGGAGCCAACCGTACTGGACGATGGGCTGGAAGGCTTGTCCAGGTTCAGAATCTTCCACGAAACTACTTGGCAGATCTTGACGACGCAAGGGAAATTGTAAAAAGAAGAGATGTTGACACGTTAAGCGTTTTATACAGCAACATACCTGATACTTTGTCACAGCTAATCCGTACAGCTTTTGTTCCAGAGGAAGGGAAGAAGTTTGTAATTGCAGATTTTTCAGCGATAGAAGCAAGAGTGATTGCCTGGCTTGCTGGAGAGCGGTGGAGAACTGAAGTATTCAGGACTCACGGAAAAATTTACGAAGCGTCAGCTTCACAGATGTTCGGAGTTCCAATTGAATCAATCGCAAAAGGCAAAGAAAATTATCAATTGAGACAGAAAGGGAAAATTGCTGAACTTGCATTGGGGTATCAAGGTGGACCAGGTGCATTGACTGCAATGGGAGCAATAGACATGGGGCTTACTCAGGAAGAGCTGCCTGAAATAGTACGGATGTGGAGAAATTCAAACCGGAGAATAGTTGACTTATGGTACAGCCTTGGAAACGCTGCAGTAGATGTAATTGAATCAGGCTCAAGGGTAGCAGTAAAAGACCTGTTACTAAGCAGGGAAGGTGATTTGGCAAATGGTATGGATTTTTTTACCATAACACTTCCAAGTGGGCGTAAACTGTATTACGCTAACCCTGGAACTAGGGAAAATAGCTGGGGGTCACAAGTTATTACTTACAAGTCAAGTAATCAGACAAGCGGAAAATGGGAAACAACAGATACTTATGGAGGTAAATTAACGGAAAATGTGGTTCAGGCTATTGCAAGAGACTGTCTTGCTGTGTCGATAAAAAGATTAACTGAAAAAGGATTTAAAATTGTAATGCACATTCATGATGAGGTGGTCATTGAAGCACCTATGGAAACATCTGTAGATGAAGTGTGCGAAATAATGGGGCAAAATATTGAGTGGGCTGAGGGGCTTATATTAAGGGCTGACGGCTTTGAAACATTGTATTATAAAAAGGATTGATGGTTATGTATTTAAAGGATTTTTTGAAACTGGTGGCTAATCGAAATAAAGTTTGGATAGTGTTAAATGATTTGGATGAATGTAACGGAATTTTCAACTCTTTAGCCATAGATCTAAAGAAAAGATTGGAAAGTTTATTCAGATTATCTGTTGTTAATTTTGAAAATGACAGTATGATGGTATGGTTGGATTACTCAAATACTCATGGTAATTTCATTGAGATAACTTTTAATGAAAAAGGTTTCGTGATAAATACAGAATTTATACATAAAATTGACAAGTCTAAATTTGAAAAGCTACGTAAAGCAATAAAAATAATAGAAAAGTTTTGGAACAGTTAAAAACATTTGAAAGGAGGAAAAATGACAAATAGGGAAATAGTAATATCGACTGCCGGGAGCAGAAAAGAAACTCACTGGAAAACCGAGAAGCTGCTGTGGAGTGAGTTTATTAAAAGGCTTGAAAATCCTACAAGGACAACTGAAACATATGAAAGTTTTATGGAGCTGAGAAAATCACAGCAGGATAACCTGAAAGATGTTGGTGGATTCGTCGCTGGAGAATTAAAGGATGGGAAGCGTAAAAATACAAACTTGTTAAGCCGTTCGTTAATCACCCTGGATCTTGACAACATTCCAAGCGGGAAAACAAAAGAAGTTATGGAAAAGGTGAAAGATTTGAATGTGTCATACGTGATACATCCCACCCGTAAGCATTCTGAAGCGGCTCCGAGATTAAGAGTTATGTTCCTTGCTGACAGAGATATGACACCTGACGAGTATGAACCTGTATCAAGAAAAGTTGCCCAGAGATTAGGGATTGAAATGTGCGACCCTACAACTTTTGAACCTGCAAGGCTGATGTTCTGGCCAAGCTGTTCGCAGGATGTGAATTATAAAATTTATTATAGTTTTAACCTAGAAAATCCACCTGTATCAGTTGACGGTACGCTTAACCTATATGATGACTGGAAAAATATGAGTGAGTGGCCACAAGTTCCTGGAGCTGAAAAAGTTACAGATAGGCTTCTTAAAAAACAGGAAAATCCATTAGAGAAAAGCGGACTGATTGGAGCCTTCTGCAAAACTTTCACGATAGCTGAAGCAGTGGAAAAGTTTATTCCGGAAGAGTACGAAATATCAGATGACGGAAAAAGAATGACATACACTCAGGGAAGCACATTTGGCGGAGCTATAATATATGATGATATCTTTGTGTATTCACATCACGCAACAGACCCTTGTAGTGGAAAACTGTGTAACGCTTTCGATATGGTAAGGCTCCATAAATTCTCTGATATGGACGCAGATTCAAAGGAAGGAACGCCTACGAGCAAACTGCCTTCATTTACCGAAATGTCAAGGCTTGCAAGAGAAATAAAAGAAGTGTCAGCAATATTGAATAAAGAAAGATACGAAAAGGCGGCACAGGATTTTACGACAATTGATGACGAGGATACAGATGTTGAGTGGATGAACCTGCTGTCAGAAAATGAGAACGGAAAGTATTTAAAGACTATAAAAAATATAGAAATTGTACTGGAAAACGATGTAAATTTAAAAGGGAGGTTTGCAATAGATGAGTTTGCGAACAGGGCAATGGTTGTGGGAACTACGCCATGGGACAATAGAAATGAAATAAGGCAGTATGAGGAAGTGGACGACAGCGGTTTAAGGAACTATCTTGAAAACAGGTACGGCCTTACTGGAGAAAACAAGGTCAATGATGCACTTCTGCTTGTTTCCCATAAAAGACGATACAACAGCGTAAGGGATTACTTGGAGAGCGTCAAGTGGGACGGCAAGCCTAGAGTGGAAACACTTTTAAGAGACTACCTTGGTGCAGAGGACAGCATCTATACAAGGGAAGTTATGAAAGTATCTTTGGCGGCGGCAGTTGCAAGAGCTGTTGAGGGTGGGGTAAAGTATGACTATATGCCAATATTTACTGGAAAGCAGGGAATCGGTAAAAGTACATTCTTAGCAAAACTTGGTAAAAATTGGTATTCTGACAGCCTTCAGACTTTTGAAGGCAAGGAAGCCGCCGAAATGATCCAGGGAACATGGATTAATGAACTTGGGGAGCTTACAGGATTTAACCGAAGTGAGACTAATTTGATAAAGCAGTTTTTAAGCAAGCAGGACGACATCTACCGTAAGGCTTATGGGAGAGTTACGGAGAAATATCCTAGACGTTGCGTGTTCTTTGGAACTTCAAATGATTCGGAGTTCCTAAGGGACAGGACGGGGAACAGGAGGTTCTGGCCAGTTGAAGTTGGGATTGTGAAACCTAAGAAGAGCATTTGGGAAAACCTTGACAATGAAGTTGACCAAATATGGGCGGAAGCCTATACAAATTATATTATTGGGACGGATTTATTTTTAACTGGAGAAGCATTAAAGATAGCGGAACAGAAGCAGGAAGAGCATAAGGTAGTAAATGTTAAAGAGGGAATTATTCTTGAATTTTTGGAAAAGGAAGTGCCAGAAGACTGGCGTCTATGGGATGAAGAGAGAAGAATGCTTTTTCATTCGGGAGCGGATAGATCAGGAATAAAACTGGTTCCTCGCGATACGGTATGCGCTGTTGAGATATTAGTTGAATGCTTTGGAATGAAGAAGGGGCGCATAAAAAATTCGGACAGCATGGAGATTAACGGAATAATGGAAAATATGAAAGGGTGGGAACGGATAAAGCACCCTTTAAAATATGGAAGTTATGGGAAGCAAAGAGGGTTTAAAAAGATAAAAATATAGAACAGGCAACAAAGTCTACAAACTTTTTAGAACTTTTTAAAATTAAAGGATTTAAAGAATGAAAACGGCAACAAAGTGGGCAACAAAATGGGAAACAAACTTAAAAATGGCAACAAACTTTTGTTGCCGCAAAAATAATTAAAAAAATGAACTTTGTTGCTTGTTGCCGAGATTGTTGCCAAGATTGTTGCCACATAAGCCCTTTATTAATCGTACTTACGATATGATTGGCAACAAAAACTACAATCTATTCTATATAGAGTATAAAATAAAGGAATTAAAGAGATTAAAGGATATAAATACGTGTATATGGAGTATATAAATCCTTTATTTAATAGTCTCTATACACGCGCGTGAAAAGTTTGTAGCCCTGTAAAAATTTGGAGGTAGAAATGTCAGAAAAAGAAATCGAAAATCACCTAGTTAGGAAAATAAAAAATAAAAAAGGAATTGCATATAAATTTACGAGTCCTGGAAACTCAGGAGTGCCAGACAGGCTTTGCCTACTCCCAAACGGAAAAATATTCTTTGTTGAATTGAAATCCCCAGGAAAAAAGCCGAGAGCCTTGCAAGTAAATCAGATTACAAAAATAACGAAATTAGGGCAAAGAGTTTATGTGCTGGATTCAAAGGAAAAGGTAGATGAGGTACTAGAAACTGAACTTTCTAACTGGAAGGAGGATTAAAAATGGAGTTCAAGGCACACAACTATCAGAAATACTGCATTGAGAAAGTTATAAAAACACCAAATGTTGGACTGTTACTTGATATGGGACTGGGGAAAACAATTATAACGCTTACGGCAATTGATGAGCTTAAATTTAACAGGTTTGAAGTTGACAGAGTTCTGATAATAGCACCGAAGAAGGTTGCCGAAAGCACGTGGATTAATGAAGCAGAAAAATGGAGTCATCTGAAGTACTTAAAATTTTCAAGAGTGCTAGGTTCGGAGAAGAAAAGAATAAGGGCATTGAATACGCCGGCTGACATCTATGTGATAAATCGTGAAAACGTCCAGTGGCTTGTCGAGTATTATAAAAATGACTGGCCTTTTGATATGGTTGTGATTGATGAATTTTCAAGTTTTAAAAACCATGCAAGCAAAAGATTTAAAGCATTGAAACTTGTACTTGGAAAAATAGACAGGGTTGTAGGGCTTACAGGTACACCGGCACCAAACGGGCTAAAAGATATTTGGGCACAAATATACCTGCTGGACAAAGGAGAAAGGCTTGGAAAGAATATAACGGCTTTTCGTGAGAGATATTTCGACTATTCAAAATATAGCGGGAACCCTTTTGGGGAATATGAGCTGAAGGAAGGTTCAGACAAATCAATTATGAACAAGATAAGCGATATATGTGTTTCAATGAAGGCGGAAGATTATTTGGAACTTCCAGACATAACCTACAATACAATTCCGGTTGAACTTGACAGCAAGTCGAGAAAACAATATGAAGAACTTGAGAAGAAGATGATTTTAGAGCTGAACGAGTCCGAAGAAATATCAGTTGCAAGTGCGGCGGCGTTGACTGGAAAGCTGTTACAGCTTTCAAACGGGGCTATTTACGATGAAGAACGAAAGGTGCATAAAATTCACAGCTGCAAGATTGAACGTTTTATGGAACTTATAGAAGAGCTTAACGGAAAACCTGCTTTAGTATTTTACAGCTTCCAGCATGACTTGGAAAGAATAAAAAAGGCACTTACAAAATCAAAATTAAGAGTAAGACAGCTTAAAACCCCTGAGGATGAAAAGGACTGGAACAGCGGAAAAATCGACATACTTCTGGCACATCCGGCAAGTGCGGCATACGGCTTAAATCTTCAGGACGGCGGAAACCACGTAATATGGTTTGGGCTTAACTGGAGCCTTGAACTTTACCAGCAGGCAAATAAAAGGCTTCACAGGCAGGGGCAGAAGGAAAAGGTTATAATCCACCACCTTGTGACACAGGACACAAGGGATGAGGATGTAATGAAAGCCCTGCAGAGCAAAGGAGACGTTCAGGAAGAGCTTTTACAAAGCCTGAAGGCAAGAATTGAAAAATACAGGAGGTAAAATTGTGGTAACGGTTAGTGATGTAATTAAAATTAGAAAAATCAATGAGCTGCTTAATAAGTTGGAATTTTGTAAGAAACATACCAGCAAACCAGAAATAAAACTTTTTCTGATGTCCATAGAAAAACAGTATATCAGCAAAAATGAACTTACAGAGAAACAATTAAAAGCACTGGACAATATCTATAATGCTATCAAAGAGTATGAGGAAATGATATGGGATGAAGTAAGCGGTTCACATTTAGATATATACGGAAATGATTAGGAGGAAGAATGGAAATACTTGATGTCTGTTGCGGTTCACGAATGTTTTGGTTTGATAAAAATAACAAAAGCACAGTATATATGGATAACAGGGAGTTTGAGGAAATTTTATGCGACGGGAGAAAACTAAAAGTTAATCCAGATGTAATAGGAGATTTTAGAAAAATTCCTTATCCGGATAACAAATTCCATTTGGTTGTATTTGATCCACCACATTTAGTTAGAGCCGGGGAAAAATCTTGGATTGCTAAAAAGTATGGGAAACTGAATCCTGAAACTTGGAAAAGTGATTTAAAGAAAGGATTTAGCGAGTGCTTGAGAGTTTTAAAACTGAACGGAGTGTTGATTTTTAAATGGAACGAGGAGCAGATAAAACTGAAAAGTGTATTGGATGTGATTGATTACAAACCTTTGTTTGGAAATCGTAGAAGTAAGACACATTGGTTGGTGTTTGCAAAATTTAATGGAAATTAGGAGGAAAAATGAAGAACAAGAATTACAGTTTAAAAGATTTACAGAAAATAGGTGCGGTAAATGAAAAAGAGGTTGAGAATATGAAATTAGCAGGAGTTCAAGCCTTGAAAACATTTGATATAGATGAATTACTGAAAAGACAGGCAATGCTGGATAAGAGATTTGATGAAAAGAAAACTATCAAAGCAAGAACGGTTAAAGGTATTCAAGTTGCATTGATAACAGAAATTGGAGAACTGATTCAGGAACTTAAAAGCGAGTGGAACTACTGGAAAAACAGCACAGAAAAATTTAACAAATCAAAAGTGTTAGAAGAACTGTCGGACGTGTTGCATTTTTATCTTAGCTACATAAATGCAAAGGACGAGGAAACAAAGGGTAGAACGATACCTTTTTTAAATAACAGTTTAATCGGACACTGTAAAGAGGTATCATCAATGCAAAGTTTGGAGGATATATTGATCACGCTATCAAATTTTAGAGTATTGACCGAAAACACAATTTTGGGTAGCGTTTTGGCTATTTCAGAATATGTAGGAGCGACAGAAGAAGAATTCCTGCAAGTCCATCACGAAAAATGGCTTAAAAATA